GTGGCCCTCAGTGATACCAAACTTCGCAGCATAAATGCTAAGCCCTACAGCGGCGCACCCGAAGTCACAGATGGTGACGGTCTGAGTGTACGCATAACCCCGACAGGAACGATTACGTTTCAACATCGCTACCGTTGGAACGGTAAGCCAGTGCGCCTTACTATAGGGCGCTATCCGGCAATGTCTCTGAAAGATGCTCGTGTCATCGTGGGTGAGATGCGCGAATTGTACCTCAAGGGACTAAACCCTAAAAATTATTTTGCTAAAGAAGATGGTGAGCTAACGCTCAAGGAGTGTCTCGACCAGTGGTGGAGCAAGTATGTTGAAACGCTGAAACCAAATACACAAACATTGTACAAGTCTGTTGTGTACAACACCATGTACACAGAATTTCCAGATGCACCGGTAGTAAATATTCCTGTTTCAGCCTGGGTAAGGTTCTTCGACAAGCAGGAAAAGAAAAACGGGAAAAAGGCCAGAGTGCTGCTTCTCCAGCTCCGTTCCGTAATGAACTGGTGTATAAGCCGACAGTTGATCGCTTCATGCGAAGTACTGAAGCTCAGCGTTAAGAACATAGGAAAGAAACCTGATGTTGGTAGCCGGGTTCTCACTTATACCGAGTTGGCAAAAATATGGTTAGCGCTGGAAAACAACAAAATTGTTTCCTCTAACAAGGTACTTCATCAGCTTCTGTTGCTTTGGGGGGCAAGGTTGTCAGAACTTCGCCTGGCTACCGCCAGCGAGTTCAATATGGATGATTTGATTTGGACAACGCCAGCAGAACATTCCAAGATGGGGAACGTCATTCGTCGGCCCGTGTTTGACCAGGTAAAGCCTTATGTTGATAGGCTCCTAAATGCAGGAAATGATGTACTGTTCCCCGGGCAGGAATTGGATAAGGCCATAGACCGTTCGTCAGCAAATCTCTATATGAAGAAGTTAAGGGATAAGATTGATATACCTGAATGGCGAACGCACGACTTCAGGCGCTCTCTGGTAACGAATTTGTCGGGGGAGGGGATTATGCCGCATGTCACAGAAAAGATGTTGGGGCATGAGTTAGGTGGGGTTATGGCAGTATATAACAAACACGATTGGCTGGTGGAGCAGAAAGAGGCATATGAGTTGTATGCAGACAAAATCTTCTGGCATATTAAACAACTATGTTAATTTTTTAGCTGTATGTTAGTGTATTTTTTAGAACGAAAAATGTTTAGAGTCAATAGAATTTATATCTATTTATTAAATAGGAATTGTCATTATGAAAAATAAAAGAATTGTAAAAGATGAAGGTGAAGTAGTTGATAAATTGGTAGTTAAATATGATGGTGAAGCTCTAAAGAATCATAAAATAGACCTTGATATTTTAACTGAATCTCTCAACGGATTAAATAATCTACTTAAAGAAGTAAACTTAATTGTCAATGGTACCAGTGAGAATCTCAATGTAGATGTGGAGCCATTTCGCGAAGGGTCATTTGAATATTTAATTGATGTAATACAAAATCCAACACAATATTTAGATATTTTAAGTATCATAGGTATAGGAGGAACTGGTGTAGTCGCAGCCGGAAGTACTTTAATTGAAATAATCCGTTCTATTAGTGGGCGGCAAATTCAAAAAATTGCTTTAACAGCAGATGGCGATTGCAAAATTATTCTTGAAGATGGGCAAGAGATTGTCGCTCCGTCGTACTTTAGGCCATTACTGTCATCACCTAGTATACGGAAGGCGTTATCTAAAATAATACACAACCCATTACAAAAAGAGGGGTATGAAACATTCAAAATTTCTAACTCTCAAGGTAAGGACTTTGTGGTAGTTAACGAAAAAGAAGCTGAGCCGTTTAGATATCGCAGAGTTCCTGTGGAACAGTCATATTCTGAACAAAAATTCGACGATGTACCAATTACCTTCCTTACTATTCACAAGGACAAAAATACCGGATGGCGCGCGAATTATGAAGACGAAACTGTAACAGTTACAATAGAAGATGAAGACTTCTTGCAACGGGTTCGTACAGGCCGAGAATCAAGGATTTTTAGCGATGTTTACTACGTTGACCTGCTTGTTCGGGAAAACTTGAATTCTCTGGACAAAACCTACATAGTTGATAGAGTGAACGAACTTTTATAACCAAGTTAAATTAGGGGGGGATCATGACAGCTTTTGCTTTCTGGCTGGCCTTTTTCAGCGTCCTCCCCGTGCTATACTGGGCCTTCAAGATTCTCTTTGATCGTATACGCTACATGTGCACTCCACAGCATAGGTTGTTGTTAGAATACGTTGATGATGAGGGTGTTAGCCATGAACAGTTTGTTGATGTTTCAACTGATGATGAGTTCTATGAAGTAGCTATGGCTGCAATCCGTGACGGAAAAGCAGTCAAAGGAGGTGCAGGTGACTGAAAAATCAACACCTGAAAGTTACGAAAAAGTACCTCTTATTTCGAATGCTGTTGCTAGTGGCTTGACTGGGGCTGTTACTTTAGTTGTAGCATCTTGGGATGGTCATTTATCGTTTATAGATTCAGATTTATCCTCGCTTAAGTCATGGATATTACTTGCACTCCCATGCTTGGCAATGTTTTTGTCTCATTGGATTAAAACGCTTGGGTTCAAATGGTCACTAGGCAGTGTAAATAGACAATTATTAAGTATTAATAAAAGAAAAGAAAAACTCCTTAGAAAAAATATTGAAAAGTATAAAGACATTATCTCTAAAGAGAAGATTGCCGATTTCTGTAAGCAACTTGAACAGGTGTTACAAGATCGCCACGATATTATAAGCAATACCTACACTCAAAAATTAAAAGAACGTAATGAAACTCTTGAAGAGTACAATTCACACAGAGCAACTCAAGCGAACGACAACCCAGAGTTGCAAAAAATGCTTGAAGATCAAACTAATACATAGTTGATGTGAACTGTACTAACTTAGCTAGATTTATTAATTCCCCCATCTTCTAACCAACGCGTTACGGCCTTACGACTGTAGCGTGTTGGATATGTCAAAACAGGCATAGGGAAACCATGGTCTTTACGTAAACGCCATACCGCGGTTTTCTTTTTTCCAAGCAGGTTAAATACTTCCTGTTCTTCCATAAAATCGGTAGTAGTCATGAGCACCTCATCAAAAATTACCGTTAAAAATACATGTTCCACATCCGCCGCGAGCGCCTTCAGTACAGGTATCGCAGCGCTCTACTTTTTTCGTTCTGTCTCTGGCTGATGATCAGATTTAATGTGCAAACGCGGCTCACCATCTTTCGGCTCAGGCCATTCGCGCTGTTTGTTAACCGCCAACTTCTCTACCATCGCTAGGGTAATCTGCTCATCACTGATACCGGCACGACGTTGCGCATCCCATAACAGGAATTGCATGTCAGCCCATTCGCTAAGGTCGTCGGGTTCAGCAGCAGCCTCGAGCGCTTCTTTGGAAAGGTGCTTCAGCGGACCAACTGGACCGACATCGCCGAAAGTAGCCAGTGACCATGCTGCATGTTCACGGCGTACTTGTTCGCGGACTATCGACTCCAGAACCCCGTCAATCACCTTCACAGCATCAGCCATTGCGTAGCCGAGATTACCTCCGTCGCTTTGTGCTGCTGCTTTGCTGAGTATTTCGCGTATCTGGTGCAGGCGATCGAGTGATACAGGACCGTGCGCCGGGTGGTTAGTTTTCATGGGTTAGTCCGTCCAGTAAGTAAGTTCTTCCGCCAGGCGGTCATCTGCTTCGGCTTGGTTAGGGATATCAGCATCTGTTTCTATGCTGGCTCCGGCAAAATCACGAGCACAAGCTTTGCGGTGTTTACGATTGCCCATGCCCCATTCTGGATTTTTAAGCTCTTTGTTCCATGCCCGTAGCATGAGTTTCATTGGTGACTTTGACATCTCATTCCCCCTTCACGCCAATGCCAGCGGCGCGGAGTGCTTCTATGAAAATATCAAGCCCCTGATTAAATCCGATAGCCTCATAAAACTGTTTTGTGTGCATGTCCGGTGAATTGCGATATTGGGGCAGCGTCACTGTCCGCGCCTCCAGTTCTGCTATGCGCTTCTCTGCGGCTTCCAGCTCATCCAGCAGCGCCAGCACGGTGTCCGGGTTAGCGACCTGTACAAATTCTCGATTGGCCTGAGCGTCGGGTCCTTCAAAGTGCGCGATGATGAAGTTGCCGTTGGCCTGGTCTTCAGCACTGCAAATTGCCTCCCAACCATCGCCAGACTCTTTAATCCATTCGCCTGCGCTGGCTGACCGCGCCTTACTGCGCAGCGCCTGTTTGTTGAGTGCTGTCATTGGGCTTCCTCCCCTTCGTCATTTGTATATGGAGCTTCATCGGTGCAGATTTCTGCGGAGCAATTCGGGCAGAAGCCGTCAGCGCTATCCAGTTCGTTGTTGAAAATCCACTCTCCACATTTCCAACAGCGGACTTCTCCTGGCTTGAGGTAATTGCTCATGATCGCACTCCTTTGCGAAGATTGGCGGCGAACAAGCGAACGCCGGAAGCTTCACTGCGAAGAAACTTAACAGCATCATCAAATCCATCACGCTCCGCGTCGTCTGCGCTGCTGTCGAGGTTATCTGCGTAGATCTCCACACCTTGCGCCCGCACTTCAGCCAGGAAGGCGTCGGTAGCTGGGGTTTCGGTTTTCCACCAAAGCAGATGCATCTTCGGCCCTTCGAAAGCACCATCAGACTCATAACCACGCAATTCTTCAGACAGGCAATCGTTCATGACTTTGATTGCAGAATTCTCCGCCGCAAGCTCCCTGCACTTGCTCTCGGCGTTAGCGAGCTGTACTGCCTGGTCTGTGAGTTTTGCCCGCAATCTATCCTCACAATTATGTGAACCGCTCATACCGCGCCGCCATGAAAAACCGCAGTCGCAATAAAAAACATTATTTTTTTCGGTAATCATGATGTTTCTCCATGACGCTGAGCGGCGATAGCTTTGTGCTCGTCGATAATTTCAACGACTTCTGCATGTGCCAATCCTTCGAGAGCGATAACACCTGTGTCGCTTATACCCACCAGGCTGATCAGCTCTACAAGGCGACGCGCTTTCTTAATGCTAATTTCGGGCGATATAACGCTGCGGGTGACTTTTTTCTTGCCTTTGGCAGCAGCAGAAGCTTTATCCTTCTGGAGAACCTCACCGGCCTTTTCGCCGAACTCTTTTACGCGGTCAACTGCCACATCTACGGACACGGCCCCGGATTTAACTTCATTCTGAACGTCGTGGTTAGCAGTGCTTAGAAGCAGAAGTTTTTCAACAGTCGGCACAGATTTGTTAACCAGCTTTGCAATCTCGCTGGTGGTCTGGTTGAAAGCGTTATGGAGCTCCTGAATAACAGCAGCCTGTTCAATATCGGAAAGGGGGAGTTGGTTGTTACTGGTCATGATTCGAGCCAGCCGCTGCACATCGTTGCCGTTGAACGGCATGATATGAATGCGGTCTACTGGCTTACCAGCTTCAGCACAACGCGCATAGCAACGGCGACGGCGGTGGCCTTCAACAACCCACACCCCACCTTCATCACGTGCGATAACCTCCAGCGGAGGAACGGTTCCACCGTTCATCAGATAGTTAAACAGGTCGTCATCTGCCTGGCGGGTGCGTTCGTCATCTTCACGCTTGTTGAAACCTTCACGCACGTGAATATGTTCAAGGCTGATAAACATCCCGGTATCGGTGCGCTTGATGGTCCCGTCACGGGACATCTGTTTGAATGAGTTGGCGGCCATTACGCAGTACCTTCACGAAGTTGGTTAGCGAATAACAGAGCCTGATTACCAGCGTAAACAATGCTTTCTTCTTGCTCTTCTTTCCCTATGGCAATAGTGACGTTTGCGTACTTTTCCACGCCAGTGGCTTGGATATCGCGAATAACCTGATCGGTTACAGGAGTTAACTCGCGTAACTCTCTCTGTGCCTCCAGCATGTGCATATTGGTCGGCGATTTGGTATGACGTTCAACGATGCGGTCACACTCTTTGGCCCAACAATTAACATCGTCGCGTAAAACGGTGTTCTCGATGGACAGTGCTTTACGCTGCTCCATTGACTCGCACAGCGCCACGCTGACGATATCAAGGCGGTTAGCCAGTTCGGTCATGATCCCGCGGTAAGCAACCGGAAGGAGAGGGGCAGCTTTACGGGCTGCATCGATCAGTTGCTCTCTGGTCATACGTGGTTGTAACTCAGTGACGTTCTGTGTGGTCGTCATGGTTAGTTTCTCCGTGTTATATGCGCCCTGCACGGCGCTGAATTTTGGTTGCACGAATCCCTCGCCAAAAGGCGAATAAAAGTTTTGGTTTCGTTTCAGTAAATGCCCCATGAAGAGGCACTTAGTGAAACGGGCGACTGCAATCGCCGGTTAGTTTCTCCACTCAATTGAAAGCGCGTTCCACTGGTTTTGGATTTAACGAACTGGCACTTAATGACAAGGGACAGAACGCGCTTTCAGTTGAGTAAAAAGGGCGGTACCAGGGACTTCAAAGGTTGGTACTGGTACCGCCAAGACTCCACACAGCTTTCTTACTTCCTGGTACCACGCTGGCTACGTGATTCTGGTGCAGCATGCAGGATTCGAACCTGCGACCCACGGCTTAGAAGACCGTTGCTCTATCCAGCTGAGCTAATGCCACAACTGGAAGCGCACTCCACCTGCTTCACACCTGTCACCCATAACTGGTAAGTAAAGGAGTGCGCTTTCATGTTGTGTTCGTGGGGTCTACTTCCCTCCTGTCACGGTTCTTTCCCCGCGTCATCATGTGTTCATTCGGTACATGAAACCCATTTGCCGGGATTCCACCGACTCCCATCTGTTTTTAAAGCCACTCAGATATCGTCTGGGCTGTGCCTGTCTTTTCACCACATCAGGCTCGGTGGTATCCTTCAAAGTCCCTACAACCCTGAAGGAAAACAAAATGATTAATGGCATTGCCCATTTATTCACGCAACTGAAAGCCAATATTGCTGAACTTCGTGGTGTAAAAGTCAGTGGCTTCGTTGATAGCACTGCTGCTTCCTGTGTAACCAACCGCGCTCTCCAAATTTGTGCCCTTGACGCACTTCTTTATGTTCACCGTAAAAAGTATGCCAACCAGCTTAATGGTCTTGGTGGCAAACAGGCTCTTTACCATAAACTGCTGCTCAAATATCAATGGCCACTTTCAGTAATCAGGGACCTTACGCTTTCAGATGCACTTCTGGCCCTTCACGATGAACTTCAGTTTGATTCTCTGCCGGATGGTGTTGGCGAGTATTTTTCTCAAGTCGCTCGTGCCAACTACCCGGTTAACTTCCCTGACTATCTTGATGCTGAGTGGGATCCTGATCTGTCAGAGAAATTTCTAATTGAGATTCATTAGTAACTACAGCAATTATTTTCTTTACGTTCGCAAGCCTCTCTTCAAGGGAGGCTTTTTCAATATGCAGCTGGCGCAGTTGCGTAAAAGATTCAGCTTTCTTAACCAGCCACCGATAAAGCTCTTCGTTGTTAAAGTCTCCAGCAATGATGACTGGTTCTTTCTTCTGCATTGCTCCCCCCACAAACTATCGGTTTGGTTAATGATCTTGCCCCGACCTCTCGAAAAAGATGGCTGCCACAAAGTGTGGGAAGTGGCAGCCATTACAGGATACCGAGGCCTCACCAGATGAATGTAACCATTGGTTCGTCTGGTGTGTTTTAAATGTACCTTTAGTTACCATGCCGGTCAAGTAAGTTAATGTACTTTTTGTTACCTTGGAGGTGAATAAAAATGCCAGAATGACATCTGGCATTAGAAATGAGTTACTTAGATGTTCTGCGTTATCTGAACTACTTTGCCTACAATGCGGCAATTTCCATCAATTGGGATCGGCTTAAAGGCGGGATTAAGCGGCATTAAATATGAGTAAGGGCTATCCCAAACAAGTTTCTTCACAGTCGCTTCTGCTGAACCATCGAGTATTGCTACGACAATTTTCCCATACAGGTCATCAAGTTGTCCGTAGTGTGGTTCAACGATAACGATTGACCCCTCCGGAATTGATGGAAGTCCGTGTGGGTTAGTCATTGACTCACCACGAACTACCAAACCGAAAACTTCATCAGAAACGTTTGCTGTGGTTTGAGTCCATGAAATCACATCAGTAAGCCTTGAGCATGCATAGGTATCAGTCCATACCCCGGCCTGAACAGCAGAGATAATAGGAACGGCCGTAGGTGGCTTCAGGTATGGGATAACTTTGGTGTCATCTTGAGTCTCATCACCCTTGCCGTAAAGAATCCATTCAGGAGTAGTCTGTAAAGCCATCGCTAGTTGGTGAAGGTTTTCTCCGTCAGGCTTAGTTGTACCGTTCTCCCATTTGGTAACGGACACTCTACTCACCCCAAGGCGTTTAGCCAGGGTCTGCTGAGTTATATCGAGCTGGACTCGCCGGGATCTTATTCGGTCTTTCATCTCTGTTTTCATGTAACCAATGTTACATTGATTCCTTGTAACTGTTGTTTGCTATTTAATGTACCTTTTGTTACCTTTAAGGCGTGAGTTAACCAGGAGGAACCATGCTTAAAACTGACGTCATAGAACACTTCGGAGGGGTATCAAAAACCGCGAGTGTTTTGGGAATTTCTCATCCTGCAGTGTGCCGATGGGGTGATGTGATCCCTCAGAAGCAAGCTTTTGTTATCGAACGTATCACTAAAGGCAAGCTTAAATACGATGCCAGCCTTTACCAAAAGTCTACAGACACAGCAGCTTAAACATAACTACCAAAGGAAAAACAAGATGGTAGAGCAGACCCTGAAAGAAGTAGTGAAAGCGATGTGCAAGGCGTACCCCGGAGGCCGTCAGGCTATGGCTGGCGCGTTAGGCATGTCAGAAACCCAGTTCAACAACAACCTGTACGAGAAAAACGGATGCCGGTTCTTTGAAGTAACTGAGCTGGAAGCGATGGAAGACATTTCCAATACGTCATTTGTTGCTGACTACTTTGCTAAGCGTCGTGGCGCACTGCTGGTGGACGTGCCAAGCCTGGAAGATCTGGACCGTGTTGACTTGTTCAGTCGTGCAATGCGTACAGCAGCTGCAAGGGGGCAGGTTGATCAGATTATCCAGAAGGCGCTTGAGGATGGAGTGATTGAAAAGCATGAAGCTGAAGAGATTCAGGAACATCACCGCCGTCATCTGGCAGCGCGTGAAGAAGAAATCCGCGCGATTGTGGCCTTATTCAGCCGCCGTCAAAAGAAGTGACGCCAGCGAGTGTGCAGCTCCTGGCGTCGTGGCGTGTCGTATTCAGTGGAGAAACTAACGCATGAACAGTGTAACAACACAGTACCGCAGGTCGCAACTTATTGCTCGACCTATGCCGGGTGGAAAAGGTCCGGCGCAGTTCGTGTATGGGGTAATGGTATCCGGATGCTTTGAGCCTGTCTGCTACCAGTTTGCCGATTGGGTTGTAGGTGATTTCAACGGCCAGGCGGAGAAGGTCGAATGCGAGCACTCAACAGACGGTTTAAAGACAGCTACGGCGTCCCAGTCAGGGTTATCCGGTGGGAACCAGAAACTCAACGGGTTATATACCTGCGCGATGGATACGAGCATGAGTGCTTCAGTCCTCTCGAACAGTTTCAGCGTAAATTCAGGGAAATAGAGGATCAGAATGAGCCTGTTAATGACATCACGGCCAATAGTGATAAATCCTGACCTTGCATACAGCATTGGCCTGAATGAGGCGATTGCATTGCAGCAGATTAATTACTGGCTGCAAGAAACTAAGTCAGGCATGGAGCGTGACGGTGTTCGCTGGATTTACAACACGACAGAACAGTGGCTGGAGCAGTTCCCGTTCTGGTCTGAGTCGACCCTGAAGCGTACCTTCACCCGCCTGAAGACACTCGGCGTGCTCAAAATTGAGCAGTTGAACAAGTCTCAACGCGACATGACCAACTTCTACACGATCAACTATGAAAGCGAGCTTTTAGATGAAGTCAAAGTGACCGAATCGAAGAGGTCAAAATGCGCTGTTCCATCAGGTCAAAATGACACGATGGAAGAGGCCAAAGTGACACACTCCATCAGGTCAAAACGAACCGCTGTCATCAGGTCAAAATGCACTGATGATCCTACAGAGAATACAACAGAGAGTACTACAGAGATTACAGGTAAAGACTCTTGTCCGGTTGCAGGGCAACCAGACCCTGAAGTTGTGATTACTGATCAGGCGATTTTGGTGTTGTCCCATTTGAACCAAATCAGCGGATCCCGGTATCAGAAGTCAAAAACATCCCTGGAGAACATCCGTGCCCGACTGCGTGATGGTTACAGCGTTGCTGACCTGCAACTTGTTATCGACCTCAAACATGAGCATTGGCACGAGAACGACGAGCAGTACCAGTACATGCGACCTGAAACGCTGTTCGGACCGAGGAAATTTGAGAGCTATCTGCAAAGCGCCACCCGCTGGAACCAGAAGGGACGACCCAAGCGTGCTGACTGGGGCGCTAAAAGGCGCGATGTGATGGATTTTGGTCCTGTTGATACAACGATTCCTGCGGGCTTCAGGGGGTAACGATGAGCTTACTGAAAACTATCCAGATGTTTGTAGCTCAGAACCCTGGGCTAACCAACAAGCAGATAGCTGCAGCACTGACAGAATACGATATTCAGTCGGTTCAGCGTGCCGTATGCCGACTAGTTGATACAAAGCGTGCAACACGTAAACACGCGGGAAAGTGTTATCGCTATTACGCAGAACCGCCAGCAGATTGCCACTTCGAGGTTTTTGAACCAACCCCTGAAGTCAGCGCACTGATGGAGACGGCGAAATGTCTGGAGTCGAAAGGCCTCTTTCACCGTGCCGCGACGATATACATGCAAGCGTTCAGCGTGTCAGCCATTGAATCAGAGCGAGCAGCAATTCTGGCAGAACGTCAGCGCTGTCTTGGCCTGGCTAAGCCAGCAGTTATTACCGAAGACGGATGCTATCTGTCTGGTCGATTTTCGGGAGGCCGTTAATGAACTACTCATTGATTTACGCAGATCCGCCGTGGGAATACGGAAACACCATCAGCAATGGTGCAGCGGAAAACCATTACGGCACGATGAAACTCATCGACATAAAACGCCTGCCTGTCTGGGAGCTGGCTGCGGAAAATTCCGTTCTGGCCATGTGGTTCACCGGTACACACACCCGCGAAGCTATCGAACTGGCTGAGGCATGGGGTTTTAAGGTTCGGACCATGAAGGGATTCACCTGGGTGAAGCTTAACTCACTGGCAGAACAGCATATCAATAAAGCGCTTCAGGCTGGTGGTGTAGAGGACTTTTACGACTTCCTCGACCTGTTGAACGCTCAGACCCGAATGAACGGTGGTAACTATACCCGCGCCAATACCGAGGATCTGTTAATCGCTACCAGAGGGAAAGGTCTTGAGCGTCAGAATGCGAGCGTAAAACAGGTTATCTACAGCCCACTCAGCGAACACAGCCAGAAGCCAGCAGAAGCGCGTTACCGTCTGGAGCAATTATACGGCGATGTATCACGCATTGAGTTGTTCAGCCGCTGTTCGGCTCCCGGCTGGCATCACTGGGGAAATCAGGCAGAAAATCCTGATGTAATCATGTCACCTGGTTACGTTGGTAAACCTGCTCCGCTGCTGGAGGTGGCTTATGCAGGACGTTGAAGCACGTAACGCGCTTCGTAACATCGCCAGAAGATGCAACGAGGAAATAACCGCTAAACGCAAGGCTAATCCTGGTATGAATTGTGACGAAATAGCCAGGCCAATTTTTAACGGTGCCATGGGGATGGTTAAGCAACTTGGCTTTACGCCATCTCATTTGTATCTCGAAGTCGGGATTCTGAACAAGCGGATTAAGGAGCGCTGAAGTGAACAAACTTACCGTGAGACAAAGTGAAGTACTTGGTTCGATCGTGAACTATCAGCGCCGGTTCGGATTCCCTCCAACGATATGTGAACTGGCTGGGCTGATTGGTTGCTCATCACCGAACGCTGCAGCGGAGCATGTGAAGGCCATAGCGAAGAAGGGATATATCTCAGTTGCGCCTGGAGTTTCCAGAGGGATTACCGTTATTTCAGCAAACGATGAGGTAGACGCGATATCGATCATCAAGTCACTCATTAACGGTGATAGCGATTCAAGAGAACGCGCCTTGTCATGGCTGGAAGCGAGAGGTGTTCAGCAATGAAACTAACGTTGCCATTCCCGCCAACTGTTAACACCTATTACCGGTCCCCTGACCGCGGCGCGTTAAAGGGTAAGCATCTGATAAGTGAGATGGGGAGGAAGTTCAAGAAGAATGTTTACGCCTCTGTTGTGCAGCAGTACGGCGGTATACCTAAACCAGTTAACGTCAACGTTGAGGTAAACATAGTTCTTTTCCCGCCAGATAACAGACGGCGGGATCTGGACAACTACAACAAAGCGCTGTTCGACGCACTGACGAATGCCAGAGTCTGGGAAGACGATAGTCAGGTTAAGCGGATGGCTATCGAGTGGGGGCCGGCAGTAAAGCCTGGAAGGGTAGAAATAACGATCAGCCGTTTTGAAACTGTGGCGGGTGCAGCCGCCTGATAAGTGGAGACAGAGCATGAATCAGATGAACATCACCGTAATGTGCCAGGCACACCATACAGCAGCTGTTGGGCAGCAGATAACCATGTCCAGCCGTGAGATTGCAAAACTGGTCGATTCCCGGCACAGCAATGTCTGCGTAACGATAGAGCGCCTCATGAATTCCGGTGTGATTGAAGGGTATGCTGCATTGCAGTACACCCATCCCCAGAACGGACAGACCTATCATCACTACGAAGTGAATAAGCGTGATAGCTATGTGATCGTTGCCCAGTTGTCACCAGAGTTCACGGCCCGACTTGTTGACCGCTGGCAGGAACTGGAGAACAACGGTGGAATGATAGTTCCCCGGTCACTTCCTGAGGCGCTGCGGCTTGCTGCTGACCTGGCTGAGCAGAAACAACGGCTGAGTGAAGAACTGGCAGTAGCCGCGCCAAAGGCTGAGTTTGTTGACCGTTACGTTATGGCCACCGGTTCAATGACATTCCGGCAGGTTGCCAAGCTGCTTAACGCCAAAGAGACGGAGTTTGCGATGTTCCTGATTGAGAACGGCATCATGTACCGGCTTAACCGTGTTCTCACGCCAAAGAGCAAGCATATCGAAGCAGGGCGCTTCGAGGTGAAGACGGGCACGACAAACCAGACAAATTACGCGTTCAATCAGTCCCGCTTCACCGCCAAGGGTGTTCGCTGGATTGGTGGCCTGTGGGCAGAGCATATTGCTAAGGGGCAGATAGCGTGAGGGTACTACTGACACCTGAAGTGGCACCAATGACCGGAGTAGTGATATTTCGCCCAGGCAATGAACTGATGCATCTGTTCAGACGCGGGCGGGTTCTTATCGAGCCACAGGCAGAGTCTATGTCTGAGTTGCCGTCAGGACTGTTGCCAGAGACGGAGCAGGAGCTTAAAAACGATCCGTTAATGCGTGATGTCTTCGAAAACAAGAAGGTAATTAACCGAGCTGGTGGACTCAATTCACTGGATGCCTGGCTCGAAAGAAAACTGGAATGTCAGTACCCACACAGCGAGTGGCACGATCGCAACTACACCATCACTCGGCATGCACCTGGCTCAATCCGCACGTGCTGGGGCTGTGACTTAAAAATTCGTGATCAGTTCACTGAAGGTCTGGCGGGTATAGCCCGTGAAAACCTGGTATCCTGGCTACTGAAGGTTGTAAACGGCCAATTAGGTTTCAGTGAGGACCACATTCTTACACTGCCGGAGTTTTGCTGGTGGATGGTCAGGAGCGACCTGGCTGATGAGATACCTGAAGCCGTAGCACATAAAGCTCTTCGTCTGAAGAAAGAGTCCCACCAGTCGGTAACACGTGAAAGCGATATTGTTCCGGCATTACCCGCCAAACAACTGGTACAGGAGAAAGCGAAAAAGATAGTGGCAATGAAGGTTGACCCAGAGACGCCGGAATCCTTCATGCTTAAACCCAAGCGTCGCCGCTGGGTGAATGAGAAATACACGAGATGGGTTAAGGCCCAGCCGTGCGTCTGCTGTAACAAGCAAGCTGACGACCCCCACCACCTGATTGGCCACGGGCAGGGTGGAATGGGTACAAAGGCACACGACCTGTTTGTGATTCCTCTGTGCAGAGAGCATCACGACGAGTTGCATGCTGATCCTGTGGCATTTGAAGCGAAATACGGTGACCAACTGGTCCTGGTGTTTCGGGTTATAGATCGTGCGCTGGCAATCGGCGTACTGGCGTAAGTGGAGAACGCTAAATGATTAATCCTTCTGAAGTTGGTAAATCTGGTGAAATGGTTCGTCTTCGTACTCTGGAAAGCATCTGGATACAGGGTAAGTTGCGCATGTGGGGCCGCTGGTCTTATATCGGCGGTGGTAGTGGTGGGAACATGTTTAACCAGCTTCTGGCATCCGGGAAAATCACCAAGACAGCTATCAATGATGCTCTGCGCAGAATGAAGAAATCAGGAATCACCAAGCCTGAACTTGAAGCGTACCTGCGTGAAATTCTCAACAGCAAAAATAAAAGCGGTCTGGCGTTCTGTTCAGACGAAGAAGGGTTGTTAGTGGATGGTGTCATTGCTTCTGTACTGATGAATGATGACTACCGATCGCTCTATAGCGTGATTGTCGACCGCCATCGCCTACGCAAGAGCAAGCTGCAGATGGCCAATGAACTGCAGGCTAAACATCCTGACTGGCCGCTGATCACCTGTCGTCGACGCATTGACACTTGGCTAAGTCTTGCAGAATCGATCCTGTACGCTCCAGTTTGTGACGCATTCGGCACAAATAGCGACAGATTTAAGTTGCAGAGTGAGCAAGAAAGTGCTTAAATTGTGGTAGGCTCGGGACGTTAAAGCGAACTGAGCAACAAACATCAAGAACCCGCCATTGAGCGGGTTTTTTGTGTCCTTTTTGGTTATCATATTAGATGAGAAATTGAGTTAAATGATGATAATCAGGAGGCGAAATGGAAATTATGGAGTTAGTTAAACCTGGGAGTTGGATCGACAGTGATGATAGCCAATGGTCTCGAAATGTTGAGCGTATTATCAGTCAGTTAGAGTCTTGTTTTAATGAAGCATTTGTGTCACTTTTATTTTTTGATAGAGAAATAGCGAATGTACAAGGCGCTTTTGAATCTAGAAGAGAATGGTTGGAAGACAGAGAGGAAAGGATTCAAATTCAAAAATCTATAGAACATGAGTTTGACTTAAGTGTTTTTGAAAATCATGATAAGTTAAGTAAAAAAGTAGAATCAATCCTTAATCAAAAAAAATTAAATGAATGGAAACTACCAAGTTATTTGCAACATAGCTTGCCTTTTATATATGCGAAATCATTTTTATATTCATTGGATACAATCGAAAAAATAATTAATATTCTTCCTGAGGAACCAGAAGTCCAAAGTAGAATATCTAAAATTAAAATGATGATGGGTGAGGCTTTTCCAGATTTAATTCATGTCAGAGACTCATCACACCATATTGAAGATAGAGTATTAGGAAAGAAACGAGGTAAATTGATTGAGTTACAACCCATTGATGATGGTGGAATAAAATCTGAGGGTGGTGTACTTGTTATTAGTCATTTGTCTGGCTCTAGTTTCGGTTGCACAATGGGTAATGGTAGTTACGGCAAGGTTGATGTTACACGTGAAACATTAGAGGTTGTGCGTGATATAATTCAGAAAGTTATTGATTCATTTAAATGGAAATAACTTGTTCTTTACACCTAGCCTCTATGAGGCTTAAATTAAATATGACCTCTTATCACCCTAATGTAAAAAATAGTACTCACCTCTAGGTCGCCGCTGGTGACCTTTTTTATTCCCCTCATTCTGAGAGGACTCACAGCAATAAAGAGGGGGCTAAATGTCCGATCCGATTTCCGGTACTGGGCTGGCTGGTGGTGTCCTGACGGGAGCCAGTGTCTATGGATTTGTTTCCGGAACCGATTACGGCGTGGTGTTTGGCGCATTTGCCGGGGCTGTATTTTACATTGCAACCGCCGCGGACCTGAGTGCAGCGCGCCGGCTGGCGTATTTTGTCGTGTCCTACATCGCCGGGATCATCTGCTCAGGGCTGGTTGGTTCAAAGCTGGCTGACTGGACTGGTTACAGTGATAAGCCTCTGGATGCCATCGGTGCCGTAATCGTTTCGGCTTTAGCTGTCAAAATCCTGACGTTCCTGAACAACCAGGATGTCGGCTCGCTGGTGGCGCTGATAACGCGCCGGGGAGGTTCAGGTGGTACTAAATGACCCATCGGCAACAATCAACGCGCTGCTTTGCGCTGGGGTAGTGCTGACCCTGATGTTTTACCGTCGCGGTGATTCCCAACATCGACCATGGATATCTCGCTTAGCGTGGCTGCTTACGGTCATCTATAGCGCCGTACCGCTGGCGTATCTTTGCGGTATCTACCCTTATTCATCGTGGGCCACTATCGGGGCCAACATTATTTTCCTGTCTGTGCTGGTTGCCGTCAGAGGCAACGTGGCACGCCTGGTTGATCATCTGAGGCAATAATGAACCAATCACAATTTCAGCAGGCGGCTGGTATCAGCGCCGGGCTTTCTGCACGCTGGTTTCCGCACATTGATGCTGCAATGAAAGAGTTTGGAATCACAGCAGTTACCGATCAGTCCATGTTCATTGCACAAGTTGGGCATGAATCTGCTGGTTTTACCTCGCTGGTCGAGAGCTTCAACTACTCGGTAGACGGGCTGAAGAAAACCTTTGGTAAACGCCTGACGCCTTATCAGTGTGAAATGCTGGGGCGTGTCGATGGTAAGCAGGTGGCCCACCAGCCGCAAATAGCCAATCTGGTTTATGGTGACCGCATGGGGAATAACAGCCAGGGTGATGGCTGGAAATATCGTGGTCGTGGCCTGCTTCAAATCACCGGCCGCGAGAACTACGCCAAATGCGGAGCGGCGCTGAAGCTTGATCTGATCAGCACACCAGAGTTGCTGGCAAAGGAGAAGCATGCAGCCCGTTCTGCTGCATGGTTTTTCACATTACGTGGTTGCCTGATGTATTCAGGTGATGTTGTCCGTGTCACGCAGATCATCAACGGTGGCCAGAATGGACTGGCTGACAGAAATAGTCGTTATAACAAAGCGCGGGCGGCGTTGCTGGTATGACAGCGGCCTTTGCTTTCGTTAAGACGCGGTGGAAAACAATCATTGTTTTGCTGATGTTGGCTGGTGCATTTCTTGCTGGGAACATCTGGAGTGAGCGGGGCTGGCAAAAGAAGTGGGCTGACCGTAATAGCATGGAATCTTCACAGGAAGCGAACGCGCAGACTGCCGCACGCTGGATTGAACAAGGGCGCATAATTGCCCGTGATGAGGCTGTAAAAGATGCGCAAGCACAAGCCGCTAAATCTGCTGCCACTGCTGCTGGCCTGTCTGCCACTGTTAGCCAGTTGCGTACCGAAGCAACAAAGCTTGCCGCCCGCCTGGACGCCGCAAAGCACACCGCAGATCTTGCCGCTGCCGTCAGAAGCAAAACAGCCGGAGCCGACGCAGGATTGCTCGCCGACATGCTCGGACGCCTTGCAGAAGAAGCTCGATATTATGCTGGACGAGCTGACGAAAGCTACCGCGCTGGAATGACGTGTGAGCGGATTCATGACTCGGTGAGAGAGTCAAATAACCAACAATGAGCTTCGCAATCAGCAGTCGCCAGATGAAAGAAAATAAGCATGTACTGGCTATTGAGCATGAGTACATTATGCATCCACATTTGCTAGTTGGACGACAGTAATTGGTTAATAATTGAACGGAATGCGGTATGATAAACCACATTCATTAAAAGGTCAGCCATCATGTCATTCTTCGATTACGCAATGCAGCGTGTTGGGCTTGTAGCCAATATGACTGTCACGTGTCCGATATGTGGACATAAATCCACACACTCGACCACGAAAGTACGCCAGCAACAGGCGTTACTTTGCCCTAAATGTAAATCGCTGTTTGTCATTCACAGGTAGTGGGTCGCGATACAAATAACCCCAGGCCTCGCAATAGCGGGGCTTTTTTATGCGTATCACACATCCACATGTAAAAGGAAAAATACCATGAGTAACAAAATCATTACGCTATCTGGCGCTGCTAATGAAGTGCTTTATGCGCTGTTTTTCCGTGGCGCGTTGCTGTCTGGTGATCTGCCTTCTAAATCTGGCACAGCCGAATTGCGCGAGCTTGGTTTTGCTGAAACCAGACACACAGCAACCGAATACCAGAAAGAAAATCACTTTACCTTTCTGACGTCAGAAGGTCAGAAATTTGCCGTTGAACATCTGGTCAATACGCGTTTTGGTAAGCAGCAATATTGCACTTCGATGACGCTTGGCGTTGAGATTGATACCTCACCATTTGTTGTGAAGAACGGTGAGGTATTCATCAAGGAAGCCAATATCGCTGGTGGTTCTATCCGCGCTGCCGAATTAGAAAAGCCTCAGCCGGTGACCAATATCTACAACATCAATTTTGGTGCTCGCAGTGATGAACCGGCACAGAACCAGGTAACCATCAGCGCCGACAAATTCGAAGTTAACTCTGGCGTCGATACCAATCTCGAAGCGGTGCTTGGTAACTCGCTGAAAAATGCTGCTGAATGTGCGGCGCTGGATGTCGCAAAGCAAATGGCAGCAGACAAGAAAACAATGGATGAATTAACTTCCCATGTCCGCAAGGCCATTATGATGGAATGTTTCCCCGGTGGCGTTATCTGGCAGCAGTGCCGTCGATAGCCTGTGGAGGTCATATGCGTCTCACTGTATTAGATGACGATCCCGGCAGGAAGATTAATCTCGGTGTAGAGCGATACGCTGTTTTTCTCGATGGTATTGAAGTTAAACATGTCTTCACTGCTGACGATGAGAAGGGCGAAGTAATCGCTGCTGTTCTCGATGAGCGTGGTTATATGACGACAGATAACGGTGAAGTGAAGCGGCAAACGCTTTACGGTTCCGTGAGGATTGAACCATGCCAGCGTTAATCCCTCGCGCATGTCGCAAGCGAGGTTGTCCCGGTACGACTACTGACCGTTCAGGCTACTGTGAGCAGCATCGCAATGAGGGCTGGCAACAGCACCAGCAGGGTAAGAGTCGCCATGAGCGTGGCTACGGCAGTAAGTGGGATATCAAACGAGCCCGTATCCTGAAGCGTGACAACCATCTGTGTCAGAACTGCCTGCGTACTGGTCGCGCTGTTGCGGCCACCACCGTTGACCATATCAAGGCTAAGGCACATGGGGGTACCGATGATGATTCAAACCTTGAAAGCCTGTGCTGGCCCTGCCACCGCTCGAAAACGGGGCGTGAGCGTTTCAAATGATAGTGATTATCATCAACAGCCGTAGAGGGGAGGGGGAGGTCAAATCCCTGTGGGCAAAGGCCCTAAGGACCGCCGCCTAGCCTTTCTTCACATCGCCGCAGGTTAGAAAACTTTTTTTGGGGTCCCCCAGCCGATGATTAATAGGAGTTTTCGATTATGTCAGGACCGCCGAAAACCCCTACCCATCTGCGTTTGGTGAGGGGTAACCCTTCCAAACGACCAATCAACAAAAACGAGCCGCAGCCACCTAAAGGGGTCCCCCCAGTTCCCAAGCATTTCGACAAGCAGGGGAAGTACTGGTTTAAGCGGATGGCCGAAGAACTTGATGCCATTGGCGTCATATCTCAGCTGGATGCCAGGGCTCTGGAGTTGCTGGTAGAGGCATATACGGAATACCGCCATCATTGTGAAACGCTGGATCGGGAAGGTTATACCTATGCGGTATACAGCGATGATGATGCTGATGAAGGGAAAGAACGTGAAATACGCATGATCAAGCCGCATCCGGCAGCCATGATGAAAGCTGATGCCTGGAAGCGACTTCGCGCGATGTTAGCGGAGTTTGGTATGACTCCTTCCAGCAGGTCTAAGGTCAGTAAAGACAAACCAGACGATGATGATCTGTTAAGTCAATTTCTAAATTCGAGGGACTGATGGCAAAAGTTACTGATGGCATACGTTACGCCGAACGCGTCGTTGCCGGGGAGGTTATTGCCTGTGAATTTGTCCGTCTTTCCTGTCAGCGATTTCTGGATGATCTGAAGCACGGTGAAGAACGTGGCATCTATTTCAGCGAGCCCCGCGCACAGCACATCCTCAATTTCTATAAATTCGTGCCTCATGTTAAAGGAGCACTGGCAGGCCAGCCGATTGAGTTGATGGGCTGGCATGTTTTCATTCTGATCAACATCTTCGGTTTTGTTATACCTCTGGTAAATGAAGAAACAGGCGAAGTTGTGCTGCGTAATGATGGCAGCGGTCGTCCGGTGATGGTCCGCAGGTTTCGTACGGCATATAACGAAGTTGCCCGTAAAAATGCTAAATCGACATTATCCTCTGGCGTTGGTCTTTATATGGCAGGTGCCGATGGTGAGGGCGGGGCAGAGGTTTATTCCGCAGCGACAACGCGGGATCAGGCTCGCATCGTTTTTGAAGATGCGAAAAACATGGTTAAAAAAGCGAAACCCACACTGGGGCGACTGTTTGAATTCAATAAACTGGCGATTTACCAGGAGCAAACAGCATCCAAGTTTGAACCGCTTTCTTCTGATGCCAACAATCTTGATGGTCTTAATATCCATTGCGGCATCGTAGACGAACTTCATGCGCATAAAACCCGTGATGTCTGGGACGTTCTTGAAACTGCAACCGGCGCACGATTGCAGTCTCTGCTGTTTGGCATAACGACAGCGGGTTTTAACAAAGAAGGTATTTGTTACGAGCTGCGAGATTATGCCATTAAGGTGCTGCGTGGTTATAACAGCGAAGTGGAAGGTGCGGTAAAAGACGATACCTTTTTCGCTATCATCTTCACCCTGGATAAGGATGATGATCCGTTTGATGAAACGGTCTGGCAAAAGGCTAACCCCGGGCTGGGTATCTGTAAGCGCTGGGATGATCTTCGCCGCCTGGCAAAGAAGGCCAAAGAACAGGTTTCCGCCAGGGTTAACTTTTTCACCAAACACATGAATATCTGGGTGACCGCAGAGTCAGCCTGGATGGACATGATTAAGTGGGAAAACTGCGAGTTTATCGCTCCACGTCATGAGCTGAAAACTTACCCGATGTGGGCAGGCGTGGATCTGGCCCACAAGATTGATATTTGCGCAGCAGTAAAACTCTGGAGGGCAGACAACGGTCACGCGCATGCAGACTTTAAATTCTGGTTACCCGAAGGGCGGCTGGAAAAATGTTCCGCTCAAATGGCGCAGATGTATCGCAAATGGGCTGAGCTTGGGAAGCTGGAACTGACCGATGGTGATGTTATCGATCATGCGCAGATTAAAGCAGATTTTCTGGAATGGATTAGCGGCGAAAACCTGAAGGAAACCGGGTTCGACCCTTGGAGCGCAACGCAGTTTAGCCTGGCTCTGGCAGAAGAGGGTGTGCCGCTGGTGGAGGTTCCGCAGACGGTCAGAAACTTTTCTGAGTCAATGAAAGAGGTGGAGTCTCTGGTTTATGGCGGGCGTTTTCATCACAGCAATCATCCGGTTATGAACTGGATGATGTCTAACGTCACCGTCAAGCCTGACAAAAACGACAATATCTTTCCGAACAAATCCACGCCAGAAGCGAAAATAGACGGGCCTGCCGCCTTGTTTACCGCAATGAGCCGCATGCTTGTAAACGGCGGCGAACAACAGGACAGCCTCTCTGACCATCTGGAAAGTTACGGCGTCCGTTCATTATAAAGAGGCAGTTATGATCCTGATGATTCTCGCCCCGTTGATCGGGGTGATGGGCGCTATTTTGCTTTCGTTTGGTGTATGGATGATTTATCCGCCAGGAGGCTTAATCAGTGCGGGTATGCTTTGCCTTATCTGGTCATGGCTGGTTTCCCGCACGCTTTCGCTGGCCGGGAAAACATTGCGAGGAGGGACTGACTGATGTTTTTCCCCGGAATGTTCAAAAAAAGTGACGCCCCTGTCACTACTCCGGCAGAACTCGCTGAAGCAGTGGGAATGACTTACGACACCTATACAGGGAAAAGGGTAAGCAGCCAGAAAGCCATGCGGCTTACAGCGGTTTTCGGTTGTATCAGGGTTCTTGCTGAGTCGATGGGCATGCTGCCCTGTAACCTGTACAAGATAACCGGAAACAGCAAACAAAAAGCGACTTCCGAAAGGCTGCATAAATTACTGACGATGAAGCCAAATGATTACATGACCCCCCAGGAGTTCTGGGAACTGGTCATTGTCTGTCTTTGTCTTCGCGGTAATTTTTACGCCTACAAAGTTAAAGCGCTTGGCGAGGTGGTGGAGCTTCTACCCATTGATCCTGGGTGTGTTGAACCAAAGCTTAACAGCCAGTGGCAGCCGGTTTACCAGGTAACATTCCCCGATGGCTCAACAGATGTGCTTGGGCAGGATGATATCTGGCATGTCAGAACGCTTACCTTTGACGGGCTGGTGGGGCTGAACCCTATAGCCTATGCAAGAGAAGCAATATCTCTGGGAATGGCAACAGAGGAACATGGGGCGCGGTTGTTCTCAAATGGCGCGGTTACCTCCGGTGTACTCCGCACTGAACAAACGCTCACTGACGCTGCTTATACAAGGCTGAAAAAAGATTTTGAGGATCGACATCTCGGGCTGAGCAATGCGCACCGACCAATGATTCTCGAAATGGGACTGGACTGGAAGTCGATGGCGCTCAATGCGGAAGACAGTCAGTTCCTTGAGACCAGGAAATTCCAGCTAGAGGAAATATGCCGCCTGTTCCGGGTACCTATGCACATGGTGCAGAACACTGACCGCTCGACGTTTAACAATATTGAAAACCTCGGCATGGGGTTTATCAATTATTCACTCGTTCCGTATATGACCCGCATTGAGCAGAGAATCAACATCGGGCTAGTGAAGGAATCAAAGCAGGGTGTTTACTACGCAAAATTCAATGCCGGCGCATTGCTGCGCGGGGATATGAAGTCGCGATTTGAGGCGTATTCAACAGGCATTAACTGGGGTATTTACTCACCAAATGACTGCCGGGAACTTGAAGAACTTAACCCACGCGCAGGCGGAGATATTTACCTTACGCCAATGAACATGACGACGAAGCCGTCAGACAGCAGCAAGAACAAAATAACTGAGGAACAACATAATGCCGATGACTAAACAGCGGCTGGATATTCCGCTACAGCTAAAGTCTGTCAGCGACAGCGGGGAGTTTGAAGGTTATGGCTCTGTTTTTGGCGTAAAGGACAGCTACGATGATGTTGTCGTGCCAGGCGCTTTTTCGGCCTCCCTTCAGGCATGGAAAGAAAAGAATGCTCTCCCTGCATTACTCTGGCAGCACCGTATGGATGAACCCATCGGTATTTACACGGAGATGAAAGAGGATGAGGTTGGCCTTTATGTTAAAGGCCGGTTACTCATTGATGACGATCCCCTTTCGAAACGCGCACACGCCCACATGAAGGCCGGTTCTTTAACCGGCCTTTCTATTGGTTACATGCTGAAAGACTGGGAGTACGACCGTGTTAAGGGCGTGTTCCTTCTCAAAGAGATCGACCTGTGGGAAGTCAGTCTCGTCACGTTTCCGTCGAACGATGAAGCGCGGGTAAGTGATGTCAAAAGCGCATTTTCCCGCGGAGAAATCCCTTCTCAAAAAAGTATTGAACGAGTCCTGCGCGATGTTGGGCTCTCACGCACCCAGGCTAAAGCATTCATGGCCGGGGGTTATAGCTCACTTTCACTGCGTGATGTTGATGAGGTGAGTACCGCACTGGATGCACTGAAAAACATCAAATTTTAATCAGGAGTTAATTATGTCAGTTGACGTTAAAGACGTAGAGCAGGTCGCGCAGGAACTGCAGGCGAAGTTTGATGCGTTCAAAGAAAAGAACGATAAGCGCCTGGAAGCAGTTGAACAGGAAAAGGGCAAGCTGGCAGGTGAGGTTGAAACCTTAAACGGCAAGTTGTCTGAACTGGATGAGCTTAAATCTGCGCTGGAAGAGGAACTGAAGCAGGTTAAACGTCCAGCCGGTGGTCCTCAGAGCAAAGCCGCAAGCGAACATAAAACCGCTTTCATTGGCTTTATGCGCAAGGGTAAAGATGACGGGCTGCGCGAACTTGAACGCAAAGCTCTGCAGGTCGGTGTGGATGAAGATGGTGGCTATGCCGTGCCGGAAGAGCTGGATCGCACGATCCTTAATCTTCTGAAAGATGAAGTGGTGATGCGCCAGGAGGCGACAACCATCACAGTCGGCGGCGCTAACTATAAAAAACTGGTTAATCTCGGCGGTACGGCTTCCGGCTGGGTTGGTGAAACTGATGCCCGCCCGGAAACCGATGCGTCTAAACTCGGTCAGATTGAGCCGTTCATGGGAGAAATTTACGGTAACCCGCAGGCGACTCAAACCATGCTGGATGATGCCTTTTTCAATGTCGAAGACTGGATCAACAGCGAACTGGCAATTGAGTTTGCAGAGCAGGAAGAAATCGCCTTTACCAGCGGTAACGGGACGAAGAAGCCGAAAGGTTTTCTGGCATACGCTTCCACGCTTGATCCGGACAAGACTCGTGCATTTGGTACTCTCCAGCACATTCTCTCTGGCGCAGCGGCAGGCGTAACGGCTGATGCGATCATCAAACTGGTCTACACGCTACGTAAAGTGCATCGTAATGGCGCTAAGTTCATGATGAACAACAACAGTCTGTTTGCTATCCGAATCCTGAAAGATTCAGAAGGTAACTACCTGTGGCGTCCTGGTCTGGAACTTGGTCAGCCTTCCTCTCTGGCCGGGTACGGTGTGGCAGAGAACGAACAGATGCCGGATATCGCGGCTGATGCTAAAGCAATTGCATTTGGCAATTTCAAGCGTGGTTACACCATTGTTGACCGCATCGGAACCCGCATTCTTCGTGACCCCTACACCAAAAAACCATTCGTTGGTTTCTACACCACCAAACGAACCGGGGGAATGCTGGTGGATTCTCAGGCCATTAAACTGCTGCAGATCGGCACTGGCGCTTAATTCTCTGGGGCTTCGGCCCCGATTTTTCGAGGTGATTTATGCCTGAATTACTGCGTGAACTTAAGTGGTCCCCAGATGGTTGTATTGTCGAATCCATTCCCGCTGGGGTGTATTCGGACGGTGAGCTACCTGCCCGCGCTGAGGAAATTGCTGCCGAACTTGGCATTATCAAATTTGGTAGTGGCGGTGTTCATGTTCCTGCAGAGCCAGAGCCAGAGCCAGAGCCAGAGCCAGAGCCTGCGGCAACCAAACGTGGGAAAGCCAAATGAGGCCATCGATTCAAGAGCTTCGCTATCAATGCCGCATCGACAGTGATGATGATACCGAAGATGTAATGCTGGCGCTTTACCTCAATGCCTCTCTGAAACATGCAGAAAAAATCACTAATCGGCATCTTTATGACAATGTTGTACCAGATGGCGACCATGACGGGATGGTGATAGATGACGATATTAAACTGGCTCTGATGTTGTTGGTGTCGCACTGGTATGAGAACAGGGAGCCTATAAGTAAAGACAGCGTTAACAAGATTCCGTTCGGTGTTGATGCAATTCTCAAACAACACCGAAAAACTCCAGGAACCTGAGGTTACAAATGGTTTGTGAAAGGTGTGCACAGCATCGCGAGTGGATAAAAAAGTGGGCGAAAATAGCGTATGAACGAGCAACTGGCAAACGAGCTGATAGCGGCGCTGCGGGAACAAGCCGCAGCCCAGAGAGAACAGACGGAAGCGATAAGCCGTCTGGCTGAATCAAACGCAGCTCTGCGTGATGTCATTATCCAGTCACTGTCCGAAGATGAAGAAATTGATACTACTTCATTAGGCAATGAGCGACCCGTTTACTTGAGTCAAAGACCGAGGGGGTGATATGCAAGCCGGGAAATTGCGTCACAGGGTTACCCTGCAGGAGCCGGTAAAAGAACAGAACACTACAACGGGAGCAGTAATTAATACCTGGCGCTATGTCGCAACTATCTGGGCCGAAATATCCCCCTTATCAGCACGGGAGTTTATAGCGGCCCAGGCATCACAGGGCGAAATAACAACGCGCATAACTATTCGTTACCGTGCAGGTATTACCCGGAAGCACCGTATTCTCTTTCGTGGATCAGTATTCAACATTGAGGGCGTTCTTCCGGACCCGAAAAGTGGTCGTGAATATTTGACGCTTCCTTGTTCTGAGGGGGTAAACGATGGCTGATAGTGTTGAAGTAAACCTTACCGGACTCGAGTCACTGCTTGGAAAAATGGAGGCTGTCTCCGAAGTTACCCGAAATAAAGCTGGCCGTTCTGCGCTGCGTAAGGCTGCGAATATAATCAGGGATCGCGCCAGAAGTAACGCAGCCAGAGTTGATGATCCCCTCACCAAAGAGGCGATATATAAAAATATCGTCGCCAGCTTCAGCAGCAAACAATTTCGCAGGACGGGTGATCTGGCATTTCGTGTTGGGGTAATGGGCGGCGCCAGTCAGTATGCAAACACAAAGGCTAATGTAAGGAAAGGCAGGGCTGGGAAAACGTTCAGAACACTGGGTGATAAAAGCAATCCTGGCGGCGATACCTGGTACTGGCGTTTTCTCGAGTTTGGAATCGAACATGCCGCCGCAAAGCCTGTACTGCGACCGGCGATGAATGGTGTTGATACCGCAGTAATCAGCGTTTTCGCAGAAGAAATGGAGAAAGCTATCGATCGCGCAGTAAGGCGTGCCGCCAAAAAAGGAACAACAGCATGATTGCTCCAGTTTTTGCCGTCTGTTCGACAGACCCGAAAGTAAAAGAGCTGCTCGGTGCTCACCCGGTAAGGCTTTATCCGTTTGGCATGCTTGATGATGTTCTGGTGTACCCCTACGCAGTCTGGCAGAACGTGGGCGGGGAACCTGAAAATTACCTGAGTCAGAACCCTGACATCGACCGTTATTCCATTCAGGTGGATGTATATGGCGACACCGATGAAGATGCTCTTGCTGTGGCGCGAGCATTACGCGATGTCATTCAGCGCAAGGCTTACATTACCCGCTGGGACGCGCAGGGCAGAGACACGGTAACCCTCAAATACCGCTATTCATTCGACGTTGACTGGTTGGTCAACCGATAACTCAAAACCACTCACATCACACCGGCTATAAGCCGGTTTTTTTATATCCGGAGATGACTATGTCAGTAGTGACTCAAGGCACGCAGCTCTTTGTTCTCGCTAACGGCGCTGTGAGCGAAGTGGAATGCATCACAGCATTTTCACCCGGCGGTAACCCCGCCGACCAGATTGAAGATACCTGCCTGAGCGAGCGCAGCACGCGTACCTATAAAAAGGGTTTACGTACTCCGGCTGCGGCAACATTAACCCTCAACGCAGATCCTGCCAACGCCAGCCATCTTATGCTGCACAGTCTGGCTGAGTCTGATAATCAGCAGGACCTGACCTGGGCGGTGGGATGGGCTGACGGCGAGTCAGAGCCAACAGCTGCAACTGGTGCCGATCCTGATGCGGTAGATGGCCTGTCACTTCCAGACGACCGCACCTGGTTTGTTTTCAAAGGTAAGGTGACTGATTTCCCGTTCGACTTTGCAGCGAACACTGTGGTCGCCACTTCCGCTACGGTCCAGCGCTCAGGTCCTTCTGTTTGGGTACCAAAAGCGCAAGCTGGCAGTTAATTGATATGCGGGGTAAATCCCCGCAAACCTTAAGTATTCAAGGAGAATAAGTCATGCAGCTTACCCTCAATAATCTGAAAGAAGCTGGGGCTTTCACTGGCCGCCCAATTGAGAAGGAAATTACTTGGAAGCAGGGCGATGAAGAACTGACTGCTACTGTTTTTATCCGACCAGCGGGCTATCATGCTGCAACTCAGGGCATTCAGGCCAGCGCCGGTAAGATTGATGGCGTGGCTGGTTATATCGCGGCTGCAGTGTGCGATGAGGCTGGTAATCCCGTATTTACTGCGAAGGATATTACTGGTGAGGCCGACCCTGAACGCGGCGCCCTAGATGGTGCACTAACGGTGGCGCTACTGGTTGCCATTCAGGAGGTGAATGAGTTGGGAAAGACGACCTCACGGCTGAAGATGAAGTCTGGTGCGAGCTCGTCCTCAATGGCATCGGGGGAAGGACAATCGCAGAAGCTCAAGAGCGACTCAGCCTTAGAGAATTCCATCTCTGGCTCAGATACCGAAGCCGGTACGGTGGCCTAAATCCCATGATGAGGACAGAGTGGGGGGCCGCGATGGTCGCCTCAGTGGTGGCGAATGTCAATAAAGGAAAGGATACTCCTTCGTTCCGCGTCAGTGATTTTTCCCCTCACATTAACGAGCCTGCCATTTCTTTGGATCAGGCCATGCAGGAATGGGCATAGGTTTACTTGCTCTGGGCGGAGGTAACTACACGAGGTAAATCGGGCATAACAACTATTCAGCCAAACCCGCTTAACTGCGGGTTTTCCTTCTGAGGTCGATTGAGATCAACAAATCGGCGTTTGCCGTTGCAGTAAAGAACTTTTTGGTTAAGATGTTTCCGATTGCAATCAAAGGGAACAATTAATGAAAAAGATTTTAGCTTTGGCGCTTGGAGCGCTTTTACTGTCTGGATGTACTGCTCCAGTTTACAATTACATTCCTCAGGAAAAGAGCTTTAGCGTTCCGCCATTGAATACTTCAACAACAACATATGTTGGCGAGGAAATGGTTAAACAAGGTGTAGACTCAAGTAGCGATGCTATTCACTTCGAGCAGTCTACGCAAATTGGTGAAAGCTTTTATTATGTTATCCCAGCAGGTGACTACGCTAAAGTCGGTCAAAAGGGAGACTCGGAGTTTTTCAGCGGAATCAATAGCCGGACTGGGGCAGTCATACCTTATAGGCCAATGATTAACGATCCTGTTAAAAATATTCAATTAAAAAACTCAGGTGAAATTTGCATCATCACCGTATTTAACGGGACAAAGTGCGATACAGGTAAATCCTACAGCAAGGTCAAACTGAATTCATCGGTTAAAAGCTCTTTCCAGCAGACGCTAATCTATAACGGAAAGGTTGGTAATAAAATAAATATTGGTTATAGGGAGTATTCGGATGGCTTGGCTCGCCCCGCCTTTTCGAATGAAGTTGAATATGATCTCTCTGAATCCAAAACAATTCGCTACAAGGGCGCGATACTTGATATCCTTGAAGCCAATAACCAATCAATAACTTTTAAGTTAACACGAAATTTCAACACGCAATAAAACCGTTGTTTCCTATCTAAACCCAGCTCAGGCTGGGTTTTTTTATATCTGGAGTTTACATGGCTGGCAAATCCCTGGGTACACTGACGATTGATCTGATAGCCAAAGTTGGAGGATTCGTTGGCGGTCTTAGCCAAGCTGAAAGAGCATCACAAAAATGGCGAAAGCAAGTCCAGGATGATGCAAAGGCAGTAGCAACAGCATTTACAGGATTTGCCACTGCGGCAAGCGCCGCTGCTGTTGGGGTGGGCGTTGCTGGGTTTAATCTTTTAAAAACAACATCAAAGCAAATTACTGAGACAGATCGCTGGGCTAAGTCGCTCAACATGTCCACACAGTCCTTGCTTGCCTGGCAGTACGCCGCTGAGAAAGCGGGAGTTTCTGGGGATCAGATGGCCGATATCTTCAAAGATATTGGCGACAAGATTGGTGATGCGGTACTAAATAAATCAGGCGAGGCGGTTGATGCGCTTAACGCCTTAGGCCTGTCCGCAAAAAAACTGGCCGGAGAGTCCCCCGATAAGCAGCTGCTGGCCATTAGTGATGCGCTGGGCAAGATAAATACCAATGCTGAAAAGACAACAATTCTTGAGAGCCTTGGGAATGACCTATCCAAGCTGCTTCCGCTTCTTGATCAGGGTGGCGAGAAGCTTCGCCAGTATATGGATGCGGCCAAGAAATTTGGCGTAGCGCCGAATGATGCTGATATTGAGAAACTGGTCAAAGTTAACTCCTTGTTTGAAGACATGGAGACGCAAGTAAATGGCGTAAAAATTGAAATTGCTACCGGCCTGGCAAACGTTGATTTGTCGGGACTCCAGAAATCCATCACTGATATGGGTAATGTATTTAAAGACCCGGCGGTGATTCAGGGAATAACAGATCTGGTTGGCGGAGTGGTTGACCTGGCAACATGGCTTGTAAAGGTAGGGGCTGAGGCCGGTAAGCTAATTGATCTCTATAAAGGCGGCCAGTCCGTAGGTGCAAATGCATCCCTTGATGAAATAGAGAGGCGGATAAAAAATCTTCAAGCCGACCTTGATGACAAAGGTTTCCTTGCTGACGTAAACCGAATCGGCATGGATACCGCTGGTAAAAGGGCGGAGCTTGAACAGCTTCAACGCCGTGCTTCGCTAATTAAGTCGCTTAATAACCTTCCGCTTACCCCTGCAACCGTATCAGGTAAAGGAGTAACTAAAACTAATTTCAACCTTGGCGCAGGGGAAAGTAACGGCAAGACATCTCCTGACGCTGGAGCTAAAAAGCTTGAGAGTGCGTTTAAAGCTACTGAGTTGGCCTATCAGAAACAAATCGCCCTTATAGATACGACCGGAAAGAAAGTAACCGAGGTCACTGAACTTCAGCGCCTTCAGTTTGATATCGCGGACGGTAAATTAACAGGCCTGAACGAGACTCAAAAAACGCGACTTACCCAGCTCGCCACTGAAGTCGACAGACTCAATGATATTAAGAAGCTGAACCAAGAAAATCTAAAGTTGGCAGAGTTTATCATTAACCTGCAAACCTCAAACCGAAACGATAAAGCATCGCTGGATATTGATATTGCTGGCAGATGGTTAGGGGATGAAGAGCGTGAACGCATGCGTGAACGTCTCAGAATTGAGGCTGACTTCCTTTCCCAGCAGGCAGACCTTCAGAAACAATATCAGTCTGGTGATATTACCAAAAGTCTGTACGACCGAGAAACTGAAGCTCTTAACGACTCGCTCGCAGAGCGCCTCCGCATTCAGGAGGAATATTATCAACAAGTTGATCAGCTCAGAAATGATGGTACTGCTGGTTTTGTTTCAGGACTGGCCACGCAGATTGAAGCCTCTATGGATCTGTACAGCAATATGCAGGAGGTTGGTGCGCAGGCATTCAGCAGCTTAACCGATATGATCGTCGAGTGGGCTGAAACCGGAAAAATGAACGTGAAAGACTTCGCATCCACGTTTATTCAGTCTATGGGCGCAGCCCTGCTCCAGTACGCGGCAGCTCAGGTTGCAATGGCCGCTCTGCAAGCCTTCACCGCTATGATTGGTGTTCCATATGTCGGGCCAGCTCTGGCAGGTCCAGCCGCTACAGCTGCAGCAGCCAGCGCCGGGGTGCTGATGCTTGGAGTCAGCACGGCTCTTAAAGGTCAGGCTCATGACGGCATCGACTCAGTACCTGAAACGGGGACATGGCTTTTACAAAAAGGCGAGCGGGTTACTACAGCTAAAACCAGCGCAAAACTGGACGCCACCCTTGACCGTGTTGGCAGGCAATCAACTGGCGGCCAGGCCCCAAACATCAATATACCCTTGGAAATTCACGGCGATCCCGACCAGCGCACCCTGATGCTTATTGAAGGTGCGGTGATGCGTGGAGCTAAATTAGGGTACCAGATGACCACCAACGATCTGGCTTCTGGAGCCGGAAAGGCGTCCAAGGCGCTTAAAGGCGGGTGGACGGTAGGAAGGAAGCAAGGCTGATGGCTATTTCAACAAGCATTAACTATCCGCATGACGCACTGCCCGTACCGCTACAGGAAGGGTATGGGCTGCGCCCCGTAAGCCCAATAGCCAGAACGCAAATGACCAGCGGGCGAGCGCGGCAACGTCGACGTTACACATCAACTCCCACTGTTGCCACAGTCGACTGGTTACTGACTGATTCTGAGGCTCAGGCGTTTGAGGCGTGGTACCGCGATGCCATCACAGATGGAGCTGCCTGGTTCAATATGAACTTGCGAACACCGGGAGGGGAGGCGGCAAAAGTATGTCGCTTTACGGATATCTACCAGGGGCCATTTCTGGAAGGCGGAAACTTCTGGCGCTATTCAGCTGAGCTTGAATTATACGAGCGCCCATTACTTCCGCCTGGCTGGGGCAATTTCCCCGGGCTGGTTGCGGGCTCCGACATTATCGATGTGGCATTAAACAGGGAGTGGCCTGAAGCATGACAATACTTAACCGGCTTTATGCCAGCGGTGGGGATGAGGTCATCATCGATACGTTGCAAATAACCGTCGGTGGCCACGACTACTGGCTGACCCGCGGATGGGATGATGTAACTGTCACCCTGGAGAATGGCGCTCACGCAACATTCCTGGCCTCAGCCATTGATGTGGCTTTACCGGCACGCAATGCAGATGGCACGCAGGATCTGAAATTCGCCATCAGCAATATCGAGGGGGTTGTTTCAACAGCTATCCGCGATGCGCTGGATAATCTCAGCGATGCCCGGCTGACATTTCGGCGCTATCTGTCTACAGACCTGTCATCTCCAGCAACACCGCCTTTTGCTCTCGCGATAAAAGAGGGGTACTGGACGGCGACAGAGGTGCAAATCACCGCTGGCTACATGAATATTCTCGACACGGCGTGGCCTCGCTACCGCTACACGCTGCCGAACTTCCCTGGTCTCCGTTACCTGCAGTAGGAAATTTCATGTTCAATCCTGATAAATACCTCTCCGTCACCTGGCGGATGGGCGGGCGTACTTACCCTATTCTGGACTGTTACGGGGTAATCCATGAAGTGCGGCGCGATCTCGGCCTTCCAGAATGGCCTGTTTTTGAGGGTGTTATTAACGAAGGCTGTCAGATGAATGACACCTGCAATAGCTTCCGAAGCAGGGTTCAGAAATGCGAGCCGGAAGAGGGTGCTGTCGCGGCCTGTTATACCGCTGGTCTAGTCACGCATCTGGGGATCGCTGTCAACGTGAACGGAGCGTTGCATATCCTAGAGGCAAACCCCAAGCGCAACGTGACCATCCTTCCGCTGGCACGTTTTCTCCGCCAGTACGTCAAAGTGGAGTTCTATAAGTGACGATCCGAATTTACCCATCCCGGCTTGAAGGCGAGCCGCTGGAGACGCATCAGCATGCCAGCACCACCATTGCCGACTGGTTTGCCTGTATCGTGCAGGGCTGGAAGTTTGATATGGCCCATCCGGTGGCGGTAGATGTGAATGGTGTTTCGATTCCCCCTGGCGAGTGGGGGATGAAGATTATTGACACGGATGATGACGTAAGAATTTTCCCCGTTCCGTTTGGGCCTGCTGCTCCTGCATGGCTGGTATGGACTGCGGTAGCCGTCGCTGTAGCCTCGGCGGCTTATTCTATCTACATGATTACCTCGATGTCTCAGCCTGGCAGTAGTGGTGGGGCTCAGCCTGGTAACGGAGACCAGATTGATCTCAATCCTGCTAAAGCGAATACGGCTCAATTGGGTGCAGCAATCCGGGAAATCTTTGGCAAGTATCGCGTCTGGCCTGATTACGTCGTGCAGCCGGTAAGCCGGTTCGTGAACGAGACCAGTATGGAAACCAGTATGTTCCTGTGTGTGGGTGTCGGCGACATGGTGATTAACCAGTCCGATATCCGGATCGGTAATACGCCGATCTCCGCGTTTGGTACCGACGTTCGCTACACCCTCTATCCACCTGGGGCCACGGTATCCGGTGACACGCGTACCGAAAACTGGTTCAACTCACCAGAGGTCGGCAATACCGGCTCCGGTACCGCCGGGCTGGACCTGGGCTCAAGCGGACCGGAGACGGTCAGTATTATCGCTGATGCGCTGGTCGTGTCCGGAAACTCCATCACGCTGGTTGACGTATCGTCGTCTGGCGATGAGGAGATCCCGCCGTCGTGGACTGTCGGAACGGTCATCACCGTGCTGGCGCCAAACTCTTATACAGTTGTGTCTTCCGCCGGTTACAGCGTGATTTATGGCGGGGTGGAGGAGTTGGCTCCAGTGGTCGGAATGCCAGTGTCCCTGAACTATAACGGCAATGACTATGACCTGTTTATCGCCAGCTATGCCCCGGGTGTTCCGGCTGTGCCGGGGGTAGGCGGAAGCGCCGCCAGCATTACGGCCAGCGCCGCGCCGACGACCTACGATTTCAGCAGCACGCCTGTGACGTTCAGCATCAGTTGGAAGGGCACGACCTATCCGGTATCGCTGGTCACCAACTACGTC